AAACCATGGTCGTTTACAGTGACGGTCACGTTGACTCCACTTTCGACAAGTCTATCCAAATCAGCAAAGACCTGTAAGGAGGCCAGATGTCAGTACGCAAGCAGAAAGAAAAGCTTAACAAGATTGACCGCAACCTGGAGATGTTGGATGAGGCTCGTAAATCCCTGCCAGTGGGTGCCCCTCTGGGCGAAGTTATTCGCCACTATCGTGAACAGCGGATTGCCGCCGCCAACAAGATTGGACGCAAGAAGTAACTGCTGTCCGTAATTGACTGGCAGCTCATTTGAGTGTAGATTGATGCGTCTTAATAACAATGGGAGATGCATTAATGTCCACAGTCGACATCATCCGTGCCCTTGCGGCTACTAATAGCCGTACGGACAAGGAACAAATTCTCCTTGACGCTTGGATGAATGGTGAGCGGGATCTGTTCAAAGGTGGCCAGCTCGCCTACGACATCCTGATGCCCTTCAACGTCAAGAAAGTCGCCGAGATCGAATCCGAAGACGGCGACTTGTTCGAACCCACATTCACGTTCCAGAATTTTCTGGATCTCGCCAACAAACTTCACACTCGTCAAATCACAGGCAATGCTGCTCGCGATGCCATCCATGCGGCGGCCGGCTCATGTGATGCGGTTGTCTGGAATGAATTCTACCGCCGCGTCCTGCTCAAGGATCTCCGCGCTGGTGTGACCGATACCACATTCAACAAAGTTCTTGGCAAGCTTGCCAAGAGCGACAGTACGGCCAATGACTATCTGGTTCCCGTGTTCAGCTGTCAGCTGGCCAAGGACGGAGCTGACGAAGCCAACGCCAAGAAGGTTGCTGGCGTCAAGATGCTTGACATCAAGCTGGACGGTGTGCGGCTGCTGACCTTCGTGGACAAGGAAGCGCGGACGGTCACGCAATACACTCGCAACGGTAAGGTGAACGACAACTTCACCCACATCCGTGGCATTTTTGAAGCCATCATGGACGAACTTCCGTGCAGCATGGTCTTCGACGGTGAAATCACTGGCAAGAACTTCCAGGAGCTTATGACCCAAGTCAACCGTTCCGAAAAGGTCGCCACTGAAGACACCAAGCTGGCTCTGTTCGACATGCTGCCCGTGGCTGACTTCAAAGCCGGCAGGTGCAAGATGCCCCAGAAGGATCGCCACACCGCAATGGTGGGGTTCTTCAACTCGTCGCAAGCAATCATGGGTACTCTGCAATACGGCAAAGCCGTGTATGTGGTACCCAAGCTGACGGTTGATCTGCGCACTCCTGAGGGCCAGAAAGCATTCAAGGAATTCAACCGGGAGGCAGTTGAAGCCGGCTATGAAGGCATCATGGTCAAGGACCCCGAGGCCCCATACGAAACCAAGCGCACGTTTGCCTGGTTGAAGATCAAGCCCTTCATTGAAATCAGCCTGAAGATCGTGGGCTGGGAAGAAGGAACGGGTAAGAACGTTGGTAAGCTGGGTGCGTGGATCATGGAAGGTACGGACGACGACAAGTTCATCCGTACCAACTGCGGTGGTGGCTTCTCGGACAAGGAGCGTGAAGAGTTCTGGCGCGACCGTGAAAAGTACATGGGTTTCATCGGTGAAGTACGCTGCGACGTGCTGACGCTTGAGCGCAACAGCACGGACGTATGGTCTGCTCGTTTTCCGCGTTGGAAGGGCTTTCGTGGGACTGAGCCGGGTGAAAAGCTGTAAAGTCTGATCCCTTGATGATGGGCCCATATGGGCCCATCATCGCGATATAAGGATGCCACATCATATGTTAACGCTCGTTCCGCCAGGCCACGCCCCAAGAGTACCAAACGATTGGGTATGCTTTGAATTTCTATTCATTGAAGCATTCTTTTCGAGTTCAAATGATCGGTGCGGGCATGGGCGCGGTCCGGTTTTCGATGAAATTGTCCAAATACTAAGTGATCATAGTTCTGAAGGCTACTACAAAGTATATCAACGTGACACTGAAGTGAGTATTGAACATCTCGGACAAATCCACAAGTCATTTACTATGATGCCGCTTTGGTATATACAAGTCATGGTCTCACCAGAAATGATGATGATTATAAAAATGCTGTCGACGCACGCCGACAAACTAAAGAGCACAGAGTTCAAATGGGAAGATTAATTACACTTCAGATGGCAAAAGAAGGATTGGGATCGGGATGGTATTCAGAAGGATCCAACAACCTAGTCCTGCCATGTCCTGAATATCAACATGCTGTTCATATTGCTAAGGATGCCCTTGATGGGCATCGCATAGCCATCCGCAAATGGATTGAACGGAACACTGATGAAACAGTGATACTGACTTATCTGGATCTTCGTTACTACTACAACTGGGGCCGTCGATACAGTGATCACGGTTACCAAGTCAGTCATGGATACCATCAATTTTACTTTGAAGAGTCCACAACCGCGCTTGCTTTTGGCCTCGCATTCACTGATGTCATAACGCACGAGCCCATGCTGTATTCGGAAAACAATGTTCCCCACAGAGAAACCAGATATCTGTTGGATGATGGTTCTATCGAAACTCGGGAAGAAACCGAAAACGTATCCGTCGCACACGAACAAGAACGCAAGAGCCGCCTTTACAACCATCGCGGATATTAAGTACCAGCTAAATACCAACTCACGGAGAGGGTGATCCTCTCCGTCGCCATTTTTGCACTTTGTCACCACCATGTTTATTATGTGATTCTGCTGATTAACAGCCACATAACAAACGCGACATTGCTCGCTTCAAATAGGCCTAAGATAAGGCATCAAATGACGGGAAGAATTGGTTTTTGCTGTAGTTGGGTGAGCTCAACCCAAGATGAGAATGAAGAGCTGCTGATGAATCAACGCACCACGACTATTACGTCGTTGAGTAAGTTGGGTACTATCAAAGCAACTGACAAGCTTCTGAAGCTAGTCAGAAACAACATGGATACGTTGGAACGCGCGGTTGAATGGGTGGGTAACCTCCCAGAAGGTCAGCGTATGTTTCGTATCGGTTCCGAAATCCTACCAGCATATACACATGAAGTAGCAGAAGCCATATATCTGGAACCTGTTATGCGTGATGCTATGGAGACAGGTTTTGCTAAGATCGGACAAGTCGCCAGAGAATACGATGTTCGTCTATCCTTCCACCCAGGACAATACTGCCTATTGAATACCCTGAACCCTGTCGCAAAGATTCGCGCCATCAAAGAATTCGAATATCACGTCGACATGATGCGCATGATGGGCTACACAGGTGGATGGCATCCACATGGTGCCGCAATTAATATCCACGTTGGAAGTAGGGCTGGCGGTGTTGATGGCTTCATCGAAGGTTTGAAAGAACTCTCGACTGAAGGTCAAAACCTGATCACTGTTGAGAATGACGAATATTCGTTTGGTCTTGATAGCATGGAGCCCATTGCTGAACATTGCCCAATCGTTCTGGATATTCATCATGAATGGGTTTTCAGTGGTGGTGAATACATTCAACCTGATGATCCCAGGATCCAATATGTGAAGGATTCGTGGAGGGGAGTTAGGCCCTTGGGTCATTACAGCCTTAGCCGCGAGACCGTCCTCAGGGGCGCACCAACAGACGTTCAACCCGACTTTGATGCCTTGAGACTAAAGGGATTCAGCCTGCGCGATCTACGGGCCCATTCCGAAATGTGTTGGAACACTGCTTGTAATGACTGGGCAATTTCTCATCTGGATTGGATGGACATTGAGGTTGAAGCCAAACAAAAGAACCTGGCTAGTGAACAACTTTATCAACAATGGCAAGCAAGCAAGAAAAACTGATTTCTATTTTGACGCAGTAAACCACAAAACATACCATATACTCACTAACTTGGAGAAGAGACAGAAAATGTCCGACAACAACACCATCAATCTCGACAAAGACAAACTCAAGGAAACCATCGAAAAGGGCCTGCGTCTGCAACAAGAAATCGCCGATCTGCGCGAAGACTTGAAGGCAATGGTTACCGAAGCCGCTCAACTGGTCAATGTCAAGCCCGCTATCCTGAACAAGGCCATCCGTGTCGCGTTCAAGAGCTCGCTGAGCAAGCAACGCGAAGATATCGAAACTCTGGAAGAAATTCTGGAAGCTGCTGGTCGCGGTTAATTCTTTGGGGAGGGTTCTCCTCCCCAACAGCTAAATCAATAATAAGAAAATGCTGACATTCAAAAGGCCTGCCATCTTTAATGGCATCTTGGATAACTGGAAACATGATTACAAACATAACCCAGCTATCTTTTGGCTTGAACTAATTGGTACCCTGGGATGTGTTGTGGCCGCAGGCTCGCTTGCTCTACTTGCACCCCACCCCAATTTGATTCTGACATATTGCGCGTACCTTGTTGGTAGCACATCATTGTCAATCAGTAGCTACATGCGAAACAACGGTTTCTGGTTGCTATTGAATATGTTCTTTGCCATTGTCGATATTATCGGCTTGACAAAGACACTAATGGCTTAATTAAGAGCCATACTCGGAAAGGTCTGCCGGCCAGAAACGGCATTCGGAGGAAGTAACATGTACGTGGACGCAATCCATTCGCGTGATTCCGACGAGATTCATATTGTTGAACGTAATAAAAATGGCGAGCGAGTATACAAAACTTTGCCCGCCAATTACGTTTTCTACTATCCTGATTCTCGCGGGAAATACAAGAGTATCTTTGGTGATGCTCTATCAAAATATTCAACTGTAAACGGTAAAGCTTTCAATCGAGAAAAGATGCTCGTGGGAAGCAAAAAGAAACTGTTTGAAAGTGATATCAATCCAGTGTTCAGGTGTTTGGAAGAAAACTACCTGCACGCTGACACCCCAGTTTTGAACCTGGGTTTCTTCGATATTGAGGTCGCATTTGACCTTAAACGTGGCTTTGCCCCAACTGAAGATCCATTCAACCAGGTTACGGCTATCTCAGTCCATATCAGCAATTTGAACAAGCTAGTGACGTTGGTATTACCACCGCCCACTATGTCACTTGATGAAGCTGAACGAATCGCCAACAAGTTTCAGGACACTATCGTGTTTGATGACGAAGCTGATATGCTTCGTGCATTCCTGGATTTGATTGACGACGTGGATGTTCTGAGTGGTTGGAACTCAACGGGCTTCGATATTCCCTATATGGTGAATCGTATTATCCGTGTGTTGGGTAAGGACGAAGCACGACGTTTCTGCTTGTGGGGCCAAATGCCCAAGAAGCGGGAATACATTAAGTTCAAGAAAAAGAACTTCACTTATGATCTGGTTGGTCGTGTTCACCTGGATTATTTGGAACTGTATCAAAAGCACAACCCGCAACAGCTTCACAGCTATCGACTGGACTTTGTGGGTGAAATCGAAGTTGGCGAAAACAAGACACCGTATGAAGGTACGCTGGATGATTTGTACAAGAAGGACTTTGAAAAGTTCATCGAATACAACCGTCAAGATACCATGCTGCTGGTGAAGATCGACGCGAAGAAACGCTTCATCGAACTTGCTAACCAGATTGCGCACACCAACACGGTGCTTCTTAAGACCACCATGGGATCGGTTGCACTTATTGAGCAAGCTATCACGAATGAAGCACATGAGCGTGGCATGATCATTCCTGACCGCAAGCCACGTCCCGGTACATATGGTTCAGATGACGATGAAGAAGCATTCGACGATGATGACGATGATGATGACTCTCCTAAGGGTAAGTTGACTGCTGTCGGCGCATACGTGGCTGATCCTAAGACTGGCATTCAGGATGAGATTGGTTGCTGCGACATTAACTCCCTGTACCCGTCCACTCTTCGCGCCCTCAATATGAGCCCCGAAACGTTGGTTGGGCATATTCGCCCCATTGCAACGGATGCTATGTTGGATAATCGCTTGCGATCAATGGCCAGCAATCTGATCTGGGAAGGTGTGTTCTGTACTCTGGAGTTTGACAGCATCAGAGACCGTACTATGGACGCCATCGAGATCGACTTTGAAGATGGTACCAGCACTAAGATGCGGGCTGAAGAACTGAACAACTACATCTTCCACGAAGGTCGTCCTCTGTCGATCAGTGCAAACGGTACTTTGTTCCGTACTGATATCGAGGGTGTGATTCCTGGTCTTCTGGCAAAGTGGTATAGCCAACGAAAGACTATGCAGAAAAAGGAGAAGGAATTCTCCAAGTTGCTCAAGGAAGAGAAGGCTAAAGATAACCCAGATGCTGCACTGATTGCTGAATATTCATATCAGGAAACTTTCTGGAATCAACGTCAACAAGCTCGTAAGATTTTGTTGAACTCGCTATACGGCGCTTTGTTGAACGAAAGCATGAAGTTTTATGACAAGCGTATTGGTCAATCGGTTACTTTGACCGGTCGTTCAATTGCTCGTCACATGAATAGCAAGATCAACGAGATTATCACCGGCGCTTATGATTATAAGGGTGACGCGATTATCTATGCTGATACTGACTCGTCATATTTCAGCGCAAAGGCAGTTTGGCAGAATCGTCCAGAATACAAGGACTTTGAATTCACTCGTGACAATATTATCGCTCTTTACGATGGTATTGGTGACGAAGTGAACGAAAGTTTCCCTGAATTCATGCATCGTTCATTCAACACTGGTCTGGAACGCGGGGCCATTATTGCTGCTGGTCGTGAACTGGTTGCTAGTAAGGGTCTGTTCATTAAGAAAAAGAAGTACGCGGTACTCATGTACGACAAGGAAGGTTTCCGGTACGATACTGACGGTAAGCCTGGCAAGTTGAAGGTCATGGGCCTGGACCTGAAGCGCAGCGATACGCCTCAATTCATGCAAGACTTCCTGGAAGAAGTCCTGATGTCAACGCTGACTGGCAAGACTCAGGATGACATCTTTGAACGTATTCGTGGATTCCGTCGTGATTTCCGTGAACGTCCAGGTTGGGAAAAGGGTACTCCCAAGAAAGTAAACGGCTTGACCGATTACATGGACAGGGAAAACGCTGCTGGTAGTTTGGGTAAGAACATTTTCACCAGCGCAAACGTGGGAACGAAGAGCAAGGTGAATATGCCAGGTCACGTTCGTGCTGCTATGAACTGGATGAAGCTGCGTAAGATGCATGGCGACAATTTCAGTATGAGCATTACTGACGGTCAAAAGGTTATCGTATGCAAGCTGAAGCCTAATCCAATGAAGATGGATTCGGTTGCTTATCCGATCGACGAACCACACTTGCCGCAATGGTTCAAAGAATTGCCGTTTGATCATTCGTTGATGGAAGAAACGATTATCGACTTCAAACTGTCCAACCTGTTGGGCGTTCTGAAGTGGGATTTGAGCAAAACCAACGACGACATCGAAAACGAACTGTTTAGCTGGTAATTTGAAGGTGGTGCGGAAAATAATTTGCGCACCACCTTTTACTCACATACAATAGAATCAATAAACAAAAGCCCACTGGGCACATAACAACAAGAAGAGAAAATATGCGCGAAATTCTAACCGACGTCGTTAAGAAGATTGGTGGTCTGGGCTTTGTGGATACCGTGAAGGTTACCGGTACCGCCGACGAAACTAAGATCGAAGCCATCGACAATGACAAGACCGTCATTATCAAGGCTAAGTTGAATGCCCCTCAAGCCGACCTTATTGGTGACTTTGGTATCAGCTCCCTGCCCCTGCTGAGCGGCCTGCTGAACTTCACCAGCTACAAGACTGATGACGCCACGTTCAACGTGAAGCGTCGTGACATGAACGGTAAAACTGTTCCTGAAGAATTCGAATTCCGTGATGCCGCTGGCCTGGGTTCCAACTTCCGTCTGATGAGCGCCAACCTGGTGTCAGAACAACCCATCGTTGCTGACATCAAGTGGGACGTTTCGTTTGTTCCCACCAAGAGCAAGATCCAGGAATTCTCCTCGCTGGCCGGTCTGTACAGCCAGTTCGACCAGTTCTTCTCTGTTAAGACCAAGGACGGCAACCTGGTTGTCGCTATTGGTGAAGAAGCTGCTGCTACTCACCGTGCTTCCATGGTTTTGGTTGAGGGCGTGGCCGGTGAATTGAAGGGCGAACTGCTGTGGCCCATCTCGCAATTCCTGAGCATTGTGAAGCTGGCTGATGGTAACGACTACACGGTCGGTATCACCAGCAAAGGCGCTCTGCAAGTCGAAGTCACGACTGAGCACGCCAATTACAAATTCATTATGCCTGCACGTCGTCGTTAATCTTTGATTGACTGACTGGATGGCTCCCTAGTGGAGCCATCATTCATAGGAAATTCATATGCACGATTTCAATGAATTGTTCAAAGAACAATTGGCAAACGAATTACCGTACACAAAAGGTATGGTCAATTCAACCCTGCACTTGATGGCACATACCATGACGCCCAGGGAAATCATGGCCAAGAGCAAAGAGCTTAAGGCCAAAATTGGCAAGAAGCGAGTCATGTATTACCTGGTTGGTCGCAACGCTGATAGTTCACCTAAGACCGCACGGATTCTGAAAGTATGGGAAGATGACTTTGAGCAGTTGCAAAAAGAACTGGCAGAGTATAACTTTGTAGGCTACGAGGGCAAGTTGCCAAAGTTCGCACACAAAGACTTGAAATGAATCTTATCACCATCCAGGGTATTGGTACCATTCGAATGGTATCAATGAAAACGCTCAGAGAAGCAAAGCCATTGCACGAAACTGACCGCTATCAGTATGTGATGACAAAGCGGCGTTTGCGGCCGTCATTTGAATACGGTGTGCCGATCAAAAACTTTCATGATCTTGATCGGTTGAAACATATCGGTGGGCGGCATGTCACGCTTCAAGCGCAAAACGCAGAGAATCAAGGAACCTATGTCTTTGTGCTGTTCGAGGACCCAGAGACTGCTCTAGCATTTCAATTGGCAATCGGATGAAGTACGACTCCTGCGTATACCTGGATGGTGTTGGTACCATTTTGACTCCGTTGTTCCCCAGATGGGGCGTCAATGCTGAGTG